TTCTATTTAATTTTTCTAGTGTGAATACAATTTGTTTACCAAAAGCCTCCGACATTTTTAATTCAAAGTCTTTACCAAAGGTTGCATTAAGTGCATCGGTAAAGTAATTTGTTTTCTTAATACCAAAACGTTTAATTAAGTAAACTAACTGATTTGTTTGTGCATCTATTAAACTTAATTTTTTCTTTTCCAATCCTATGCCTAAAGCCTTATCTTTTGTTTTTGTTACCGTTGCAATCTTTGCCCTGCCAGATTGTATGTACTGCCTAATACTTGCCCTACCCTCATCACTCATTCCATAAGTTTTATACTTGTATGGACTTGTAGGTGCGTTCTTAGAACTCTTAACACCTCGTACACCTTCATTAGGGTAATCGTAGTAATCGGGTAATATAATTCGCATTACGTTGCCCTCTATTTCAAACTTTGTTTGGCTCAACAAATTACCACTTGCAACTACTTTTTTATCATTAGCAGACTTACCTAAGTTTAATAAAAACTGCCTACCATATTCTTCAAATACAGTATTGACAAAAGTAAATTCATCTTTACCTTCGCCAACACTATCAAGAAAGCCACTACCTATTGTACTTTTCTGTACTGACCCTATGTTGCTCGGCATCGTGTTTACCTTTAAATTTTATATATAATAACCCGTTTAAAAATTGTATCACCCCTAATTGCCAAACCTGTTCAAGAGGTATGCCCTCGTATTCAGCGACCATTTTGGCATTGTAAACCCATCCAAAATGCTTTGTAAATTGTTCAACGTCTGTATTACTGCTTCCTTCTCCACTCCCATCGGTGTCAGCTCTTTCACCAAATAAGGCTGGATAAGTTGCATTGATACTTGATATTGAGTGTAAAAAAAAACCGCTGCGTGATATGCAGCCTCAAAGTTTACACTTTCCATATCGAATGCAATCTCATCGTGTTCCCTATGATAAGGCTTACCCATAAAGGTAACAGGCGTGACAATAGATGCCATTACCTTATGCAAGTTTTCAACTATGTTAGTACCAAAGGTTAACACCTCTACATACTTACCTGCTGTTATTGGCTTCTTATCTACCTTGTAATTGATACGGTAAAACCTACCGTTAACCATTACTAATTTTTTAGGCTTACCTTTTAAAAGGTTTTTATCAAATACATAAAACTCCTTTTGAATACGTTGGCATACTCGATTAAACTTAGCCATAGGCATAGTTTCAATTTGCTCTGGGGTTTGTCCTGTAATAACACCAACCATCTTAATAGACTTATCAAAGTCGTATTCTTTATTTTGGGCAATAAAGTATAATTCTTGGAATTGCTTTATAGTCATATAAATATTATATAAAATTTTAGATATTGTAACCTAACCGATAATGTAGTTGCCGTAACCCTTATGTTCAATACGGCATTTATTGGCTAGTGCTAAGGCGTTTACGCAGTCATCGTGAAAGCCTTGCGGTGCGGAATACTTTACACCTGTTGATGTAAATACATATTCAAATATTTCTAATTCATCTTTAATAACACCTTGCGGAAAACTAATCTCGCCTTTGTGTATTGAAGATGCAAGGCTTTCCATTAGTTGCTGTTTACTTGTTGCAGTATATTTAAACCCGTGCATAGAATTAAAGTGCTTTTGTAAATCTTCTACAATAGCATCTCCCACACCAGTGCTATCAATTACAATAGGTTTATTCTTATGGCATATTGTTATAATACTTTCTTTAGTTTGTAGCCAGTCTTTTTGAAAACGATATACTTCAGTTGTATTGCCTTGCCTATCCATTCCAATTATAACGGTCCAATCCACAGACTTTGCCAAATCAATACCGTAGTAATCTGTTGGCTGCCTACTAAGTTCTTTTGTACATTTGTTTATGTGTTCACTACCAAAAGGGTTGGCAGCATTTTCCATTGGGTTAGCCATATACTCCTGCTCAAATACAACGTTTGGTAATTGTATCTTTGCTGCATCTATTTCGGTAGCATCTATGTGTGGGTTGTCGTAGGTAGTAAATTTAAAGCTCTCCCAATCAGGTTCATCGGACTTCATATAAAGTGAATAAAAGTAATTTTTACCTTTAGGTGTTGATAGGAATATTGCTTTACCTTTATAATCGGTTAAGGTGGGGCGTATAGAGTTATTCCAGCCATCTTGTAGGTTAGGTATATAACTTGCCTCATCTATAATAACTAAGTGAAATTTAAGCCCTCTAAGGGCATCTAAGCGTTCCCCTGTAAAAAAACGTATTGAGCCGCCTGTAATAAAAGTAATTGTTAAATCGCTTTCATTCTTTTTATAAATATCTTCGGTAAGTACTTTGCATATCTCTTGAAAGAATATCTTACCTAATTGGTAGGTAGGTGTTAAGTAAGCAACCCTTTTGCCGTTTAACCCATTCTCAATACTTATGCTTTGACTTATTAAAGATTTACCAAACCTACGTCCGCACATCATAACCCTAAACCGTGCTTTGCTATCTAAAACCGTACGTTGTGCATTGTGAGGCTCTGGCAATTTAATCTCTATTACCATAAGTTATTTTTATCTCACTTACCGTTTCGCTTTCAATCTGTATCATATCAGTTGACTTGCCGTGTGTTCTATTAAGCAAAGTATCTATTGAATAAAGGCTGCCCTTTTCGAGTGAACGCTTTAAAGCTGCTGCAATAGTTTTTTCTAGTATTGTAGCGTTTGGGTTTTCAAAGATAGTTTTAAGCTCAACTATATTCATAGCTAACATTGCATTGATAGTTGTAGCCGCTTCTGCTTTAGTGTACCCAATCATTTTTAATTGTGTAGCTAACTTGCGTGGCTGACCTTTAGGGTTTCCGCTTTGCCCTTTAACAAAAGGCTTAGGTGCTAATTTATTTCCTTTTTGAAATGGCATTACCGTTCTTTTTAATTATTAATGTAGGGTCTAATTTAATCATTCTATCTATTATCACTTGGCAGTATTTAGGGTCTAATTCCATTCCATAACATTTTCGTTTTGTATTATGACTTGCAACCATTGTAGTACCAGAACCTAAAAATAAATCTAAAATATTATCTTTTGCTTTGTAATTAGTAAATGACCATTCTACTAAAGCAATTGGTTTTTGTGTTGGATGTACTCTTTTTTCGCCCATCTCACTACCTTTTATCATTCCGTGCCATTGATGTCTAAATACATCTACTTTAACTCCTTTATTTACAAAAGCTAATTCTGCACCACTAAAAGTATCTCCTTCTTTTTGCTTATCCCAAACCAACCAACCAAATCCATTAGGCAAACAAGATGAATAATAATTGGCTCCCCAAAATATCATTGTTGCATCGCTAAATAAAGATTGACACAAATTAAAAGCATCTATTGCAACAGTAACATCATTATCTCCTAATATTTCGCCAAAATTATTTTCTTTAGCATTACCTTTTATTCCTTTACCACTATGTGAGATTCCATAGGGAGGGTCTGTAAATACCATATCAATCTTTTGTCCATTCATTAACTTTGCCACTTGGTCGCTATCTGTACTATCCCCACAAAGCAATCTATGTTCTCCTATTTCAAATAAATCACCTAATACAATATCAGTTTCGCTTCCACCGTCAGGCACCGAAAAGTCATCTTCCTCAGCCTCTATTACTTCCGGATCAAAGTTTGGTATATCCAATCCCCAATCGGTTAATAATTGTGCATCCCAATCATTAGCCAAATCATCCCAATCCCATTCTCCAAAACCTACATTATCTTTAATCAAAAATTGTGCCTTTTGTTCTTCAGTCCAATCGTCTGCTAGTAAAATAGGCAGCTCCTTTAACCCTACTTCCTTAGCCGCTTTAAGCCTCATATTGCCACCCAATACAACTAGCTTACCATCTGTATCGGTAAAGCAAATTAAAGGTCGCTTCTCTAACATTTGCGGAAATTCCTTAATTGACTTTACTAATTTAGCAAACTTGTCATCCTTGATAATTCTAGGGTTCTTTGGGTTTGTCTTAATGTCTGCAATAAGTTTGTAAATCATTATGCTTTATTTTTTTTTATGTAAGTATCTTTTGTTCCATTCATATATCCCTCAACATCTTTTATGTGTTGGTTATGGTATTTCTCAACTAAGGCTGCTTTATCCCAACCGTATTCGTTGCCAGAAGCGTGGTCGCCTATATGTAGTGCAAGGCAATCCATAACGTAATAAGTTTTTAAACCTTTAACGTAACAGCGTTGGCAGTAGTCCAAATCTATTGGACCGTAAGGAAACATACTCTCGTTAAAGTAACCAATCTTTTCAATCGTTTCTCTGCTTATTAACCAATTAGATATAACAACTTCGTTTTGTATTTCAGTTCTATTGTGGTCAAGGGAACTAGCAACTATCCCTGCGTTTGGATATGTTGTTAATGCTTGTACTTTTTTAAACAACCAATCTTTAGGCTCTATTATATCATTAGCCAAAAAGCCTATTGCATCAAAATCATTCTGCATCATATATTCTATGCCTTCGTTTAATGCGTTGGCAATACCCTCTGTATTTATATTTACATAGGTTGCATCGTACCCTGCCTTTAATTCGTTATCGATTAAAATGTTGTAAGGTCTATCCCCGTAAATTAGTTGACAAACTAATACTTTCATAATATAATATTTTCGCCTATGTCCTTTGCAGGGACACCAGCATATTTACGATATGGGTTTAATTCAGTTTTCTTACCTATAAAGGCACTAGCACCAATCATACATCCTTCTGGTATTGTTACCTTTTGATGTATAACAGCATTAAGTCCAATATTACAATGTTTACCAATTACTGAATGCCCACCAATTTTAGCACCACAAGATATAGTAACATTTTCTCCTATAATAGCATCGTGTCCAACGTGCGAATGTTTCATTAGATAAGAGTTTTGCCCTATAATTGTTTTATGTACTGCACCGCTGTCAATAGTAACTAAGCCTGTTAGCCTTACATTATCGCAAATTAATACACCCATATCATTATCCTCTTTGCCTTTCCATTCCGCAGGGTAGCCAATAATACATAACGGTCCGATGTAGCAATTATTACCTATTGTTACGTTTGGTCCTATTACTGCCGTTGGATGTATAAAATATTGATTAGCACCTGTTTGTTTTTTTATCATACCATCTATAAATTAAATCTAAAAATTCCGCTACACAAATAGGGCAGCTCATTGAATAAGTATAGTAAGGGTCTTTTAAAGCCCTGTAAGCCGTTAACAATTCTAATTGTATGGGGTGGTGAAAGTTAACTAACTCCCCTGCCTTATTAAATAATTCGTAAATATGCCTATGTTCAGCAAATACTTTTAAATGCTGCTCTCCTTCCTTCGTTAATTTTTTCGATACTATATTTTTCTTTTGCCCACTCATAAAGTTTATTGCCTAATTCTACCCTAGCATTGGGGTTATTTATTAAATAATTAAGATGCGTAAACCAATCCTTTTGGCTGTTTACCCATAAAACTGGGCAATCCTTTTCAACGTTATAAGGTTGCACATTAGATACTATGCAAGGTACTCTTTTACTTGCAGCTTCTAATATTTTTAAATTGCTTTTGCAAGAGTGCCATTCGCTATCTTCTAAAGGTATAACCATTATGTCAGCGTGTTCGTACATTTGCATATAGTTTATCGGCTTTGTACCGTGTAGCTTTATGTAAGGTAATTGCCCACCACAAGTAAAATAAGAAAACATCCTATCCCATATTGATTTGCTATATTCATCAGTATCAGTAAAACCACCTATAACCATTTGTATTTTATCTGCATACATTTTTAGTTTAGTTATCGGACCTTTAAGCAATCGTAAATCTTCTTCGTGTGTAACACCACCACACCAAAATATTCTAATTCTTTCCGAAGTTCTTTTATCTTCTATGTATTGATTACGCCCAAAAGGAATAGCGTTTGGAAATATTAGTACATTATTATTAAATTCTCTAGCTTTAACAGCAAGTGCCTCGTTAGTTACGGTAACTAAGTCAGCCGTTGCAATATTGTTTTCTATTCTTTTACCAAAAGTTTCATAGTGTCCGTAGTTGATATGGTTAGGTGGTAGCTTCCAATAGTCATCAATATCCATTACCACTTTGCATTTTAAAATATTCCTTGCCTCTTGCCATTTGCTATCAAAAGTGCTTAGTCTATTGTAAAGTAATACATCCCAACCGTCTGTCTTATCAGGTGTAATTAAATTAGTAACGTACCCTTTAATATCCTGCATAAAGCCTAAAGGTAGTAATACCCTATGATAACCACATCCGCTATTCTGGTCTGTCATACCAATAACATTAAGCACACCCATAATATATTATATAAAAATTAATTATTTGTTATTGAACTTTAGCACCGATAAACCCTGCTGCAAATATTACTGCAAAAAATTGTGCTATCTCTATTGGTAAAAAATAAAAGACAATAGCCAACCAAACGCTAAAGCATTGAACACAATCAAAAGGTTTTATTCTTTTAACGGGGTCTAACTTTAGTACCCTTTTTATTCTCATTGGAGCTTGTAATACATTTACAAAATAGTATGCAGTACAAAACCCTGCTATTGAAATAGTAAGCATTTTAAATCTTTTTTAACTTTAGCAATAATGTTACAAGTGTGATTAACTGGTATTCCGTAGTATCGTGCAACTGAACGACAGCTACCTAATTCAATAAATTTATTAAACAATAGCATCTCGTGGTAATCGTGTTGGTCTTTATTTTTATTGTCAAGATGCGTTTTAGCTACATCTGCAAACTTAATAGGTATTGACGGTGCAGGTTGTGTTGCCCTAAGGTACTCGACTGCTTTTGTTAAATCACTTTTTTTGTATTTGTAATAAAAAGGGCTTGTGGTTGATGTAGCCATTAACCAACATACTTTAATAGCGTATCGTAAAAGATTATCCCCTGCAAATAGTGCTGCTATTTTTTCGCAGGGTTGTTCAAGTAAAGATATTGCAACCTCTTGTCTAAGGTCATCTCTTATGGTTTCGGGTTTTATTTTAGATATTAATTTTAGCAGGTCTGGATGGCTATATACATCTTCGATGTACTTATTGCAATCTCCCATTATATAAGTATTTTAACAAATGTAATATTATTTTTCATACAAAAGTATATTTATTTTTTTAATGTAAAAAACCAACTTACACAAGATACACAAAAGTTACACTGTTTTACTTTTTATAACTATTTGATAATCAGCAAAGATACACAAGATACACTACTTACACTGTTTTTTGCTTTGCGTCCCCTTTATTTAAGTAAATATATATAGATATATATATTTATACTCTATAGAGATACACTGTAAGTAGTGCAACTCCACGCTAGTAGGGCATCTACGTAGTGTAACTTTAGTGTTTCTTGGTGTAACTTTGGTGTATTTTGCCGTAAAAATTGTAAAAGTTGACTTGACTTTGCACAAAAAAACCTGCAAAAGCAGGTTATAATTTTTGATAAACACCGTATTCTATTTTCCTAAATAGTGCTTTAAAGTCTTTCCGCCTCAAACTTACCTCAAATTTCCTTTCATCTATATTTATTCTTTTGCAAATAGCTTGTGCTTCTTTGCGGCTAAACGTTTCGGGCAGCGATTGATAAAGCAGCTCCAAAGATGCAGGTAAGCCTGTATCTATCTCATCCGTAAGTTTAGATATTATCTTCATAGTTGACTTAGCAAAATACTTGTATAAAGTATAAGCATCTTCAACTACTTTTTTATTTATGTCTGGTGTTGTAGGGTTGTTTATTATTGCCAATATTTGTACAAGTCTTGGAAAGTATGCAGACATTTTAGCTTCCGTGCCAATAACATACTGCTCTGCCTTGTTTAGGATGCGTTTGTTGGCTTCTTTTAAGTTTTCCTTATAATACCCTCGATAAGTATTTTTAGCCTCTATATCCATACTTATATGAATAGCAGCCATATCGCCCTTATTGTAGTTTTCACCACCCCGATACAAAACTTCCAATAAATCTACCCATTGTTTGCATACTTCTTTTGATTTTGCAAACGGGTCAACTTCAGTATTAAGTTCTATGTATTCGCTTTCTACCATTATAAATCTAGATGCAAAACCGCTGCTAAGTCTATCTTCAGTAAATATATTTTTTAGCCTTGCAGGTTGCGTACCCATTAATAGATTGATATTCATATTAGGTACTATGCGTTCCTTATCCCTATCAGCTCTTACTTGTGTAAAACGCCCACCAGAAAAACATTGAGTGAAAAAACTTATAGCATCGTTAGTTCCTTTAAAAGAACCTGCGTTAAATATGCTTTCTGCCTCATCGTGATAAACACCTATGCCGTTGGGCTGGTCCACAGATAAAGCAACGTACCCTTCCGTTGTACCGTCAACAGCTAATGGTATAAAGCGTCTAGGCTTTTTTGTTTTGTTTTTATCGTCTTGTATTTTTTCGTATTCTTTAATATCTTTTGCAAAGTTTTTATCCGCAGCCTCTTGTATTAACTTTAAAGGCGTTTCGCACATTGATTTGTATGCAGGTGTTTTACCAACCGATACAGGTGCAATTAGTAAACAAAATAATATGTTTTTTGCATCACCATTAAAATCACTTGTGTAATGCGTACCCGCTAAAGAACTTACTGTAAACAATGCAGTCAAAGCTAAAAACTCTGGTGCAAGTGAACGAGCTTGTGCAACTTCTAATATAGATTTTTGTATTGGGTATGGAAATACTTGTATAGGAAATTCGCCTGTGTAAGTATTGGTTGTACATTCTATTCCTTCACTATCTGCAATCATATTCATTTTTGCAAAGGTAACATCCCAATCCCTATTGCATTGATAAAATATTACAAAGGACGGTGGCAAACTCCATACAGGGTAATCGTGTTTATTGTGCCAGTTAGGGTAATCGTGCAATGATGCTGAAAATACCATTAACCTCTTTGTGTTAAAATATACCTTTGCACTAATTGTATTAGCACCACTACCTAAGCGTTTAAAAGCAACAAATTTATCTTTTGCATTATACTTATAATTTGTCATAGGCACAAGGCTACTATCTTTTAGTAATTGCAACCAAGTGTCATCGTTAATCTTTGTATCAAAGTCGGTACAAAATTTTTCCATACCTAAAGGGTACGATACTGCTTTTAAATTTGGGTCGTACTTAGGTTTGTACTCATTGTAGTATTGACTTGTTTCAATAAGTAAATTATATTCGTTGGTAGATAGTTCCTGCAAATCTTCCATACTACCACTTACAATACTATATCCTGGCGTTGGGTATGTATAAACTAACGGACCACCTGCATATAGAGCAATCACTTCAGCACCAACATCGCTATCCGCTAAGGACTGCTTATGTAGGTCTGCATCGTATTTAAGCCAAACGTGGTAGCCTTTGTTACGGGTTTCTTCAATATATAGTTTTGCAATTATATCAGGGTTTATGTTTACTATTGTATTTAACCATTTATGATAAAGGTTTTTATCTTTAGTGTTCTTTATGTCAAAATCTAAGCAATGGATAGGCTGTGTTGTACGTATCATTATAGCATTATGCTTAGGGTATAAGTCCATTGGCTTACCATCAGCCCAAGCCCTATGTGATACGGGTTGTTTCTTTTCAATATCCCATTCAATAGGAATAACTGTAAGCCCTAATTCTTTGTAGTCTTGGTAATAGTTTGCTATCATAAAAATAAAAAAGCTGCCAGTGTAGTGAGTTTACCAGCAGCCTTCATTCGAGAGTTAAAAAACCCAGTTGCACAATCACTACTTTGTATAACTGAATTGGTTGCAAATGTATAAAATATTATTGACTTAAAAAATTATTCCAAGATTGCATCTGTTTAATCTTTTTAATCTTTTCTTTTAATTTTGTTTTGTCTTTAGCTTTTTTAGTTGCAGTTGTTAAAGCTGCAATGTGCTTTTCAAATGGTGTCATAAATAGTTAAAAATTGTTGAAATGATTTTATAAAATAATAGTTACCCCCTGCATTAGTTTCTTTTTGTTGCTCTAATAGTTGTGCAGCACTTGGTTTGTCCGAGCCAATTTTTATTTCCCACATATAGCTTTTACCTTTTATCGTGCTAGAAATATCAGCAGTCCCTTTGCGAGTTTGCCCATAAATATATTTACCATTAACAACCCTACCTGCACTCGATATTCTTGTAGCCCTGTACCCGTTCCAATTTATAAAGTTAACGATTGCTAAGGTAAGCCCATTAGCTTTATTTGTATCGGGTATTTTAGCAGTAAAGGTATATCCATTTTTTTTAACTATTTGACTAAAGGATAAATCGTGTGCATCTTGATACCTTTTTTTGCACCAATCTGGCATTGGTATTGCTTTAGGCTTTGCATTCATCTTTACTCTTATAGGTGGTATCCAGTCAAATTCACTCATTAATTATTTTTTTAAGTTGATTAATAGAAAGCCAAGTAGTTCTGTTAAGCCTCCAAGATAGCACACCGTTATTGATTTGCTTTTTTAAATATACAAAATTATTTGTTAATCTAATATTTAAACCACCATCCCAATCAAATTCAATATTTTTATGTATATAGGTTTTTGTTTGCATATCAATTAGTTAAGTAAGGTAGTTGCTGCAATCAATGAGTTATACGCAAGGCTACATTTGTGCATCTATTGAACATTTGTCGGTTAAGTCGGTTTTATTAAAAAAAATAACCCCACGCTCTTCAACTTTTTCAAAGTTGTTAGGTTTTTCAATGTAGTGCTTAGGATATGGCATCTCTTTTAATAGTGCTTTCTTTTTCCATTTTTGGTCAATAAACTTTATGTATCTAAATTGCCTTAAACTCATTTTAACGGCTTTATCTTTATTGGCTTGTAATTTCCTTACAGTATTGTTATATCGCTTTGTATCGTTTGCGGAAATAGTCATTTGAATATTATGGAATACTTCTCCATCAAGTTCCCAAAAATCGCTTTTATGTTCTCCATAATATGAAAAACTACAAGCCTGATAAACTATCCCAAATCCTCCGCATCTTTCATCCGCAAATGATTGTATCCATTTAACCTTTGGATATTTGCCTCTTATGTATTTTATACTTGCACTTATGGCTCTACTTTCAGGGTATTCGGTTGCTTCATCGCTAATCCACATTCTATTTAGTTCAAGGTATTGGTCTATTTCCGTTCCTTCAACTACACTTCCTCCGCTTGCTGGGTTTAAAGCCGCACCAAATTGCAATACTCCAAGCATTTTAGAGTTTACAAATATTCCCAAATGAATAAAGCTACCCGCATATACTTTTTTTGAGTAGTGATTTTCTTTAATGGTTTTTATAGCAAGGTTGCGGTCAATTTCTTTTACGGAAAATGCACTATCTCCAAAGCCTATAATTTCTTTACTTCCAAACATCATCATTTGGTCGCTAAATATGTAATCTTTTTTTTCCATCGCTCTGCTATTTTTTTTAATAAAACCTTAGTTCGGTGTTCCAATTCAACATTTGTGCTATAATACCGCCCAGCGTATAACAGCGGTTTTGTGCTATTTGCCCCATTAATATTTGTGGTAACTTGAAACTTTGTGCAAGGGGCAAACAGACACAAAGCCACAAAACGTTAGGTGCAATTCCAAAATACGCAACTACAACTTCAACAACCATTGTTCATATATTTTAGTTGATATTTGAGCTGTCATTACAGGTGGCACACTCATTCCTAATAAATATAAATAAGGCATATTTAAAAAGTTGTAATCTTTTGGGTATGTTTGCCCAGATGTGTTTTCGTTAAAATTACAATGTCTTGGTTCATCAAAAAGTACATCATTCTTTTTTGAAGTAATAGTATTTAATGGCTTATTTCCATATAAATAATTATTGTTAAACATTGAATTTGGTCTGTTTTCAATTCTCCCTAATGTGCAGCTAAAATCACTATCTCCATTAATTCTATTATTCCATATATTTCTTTTTACATCGGTCATTTCGCATTTTTCATCATTGGCACTATTATCTTTAATATCATTCAATGTGATTACAGGTTCGTTAAATTCCATATCAATTTTTGGTAATTCTGTAAACATATCAGCATAATATAAAAATGGTTGTGCTAAATCCTTTCTTAAAGCAATAAAGAAAACTCTTTCTCTACGTTGTGGCACTCCCATTTTTGAAGCATCAAGTAAAAAATGTTGCACATAATATCCAGCTTTATCAAACTCTTTGTAAATTTTAATAACGTATTTTTTTGCTTCTGCTAATAACAAACCTTTTACGTTTTCAGCCACAACTACTTTCGGTTGTAATTCTTTTGCTAAATCAATAAAATCAAAGAATAAAGTATCTAAAACTTGTTCAGCTTGTCCTTCTCTAAACACTTTTTCTTTACCCCAGTCTTTTTCTCTATTACCAGCCATTGAAAAACTGCTACAAGGTGGCGAACCATCTAAAATATCAAGTTCATAAAGTTCTTTTGGTAAATCCTTTCTTTCGGCAAAAGTTGTAATACTTTCTAAAAATGAATATTTAGGTTTATGATTTTCTTTATAAACTTCAATCATTTTTTTATCAATATCGTTATGTCCTATCACATCAAATCCAGCTAATTTATAACCCATTGTAGAACCACCACCACAAGCGAAGCAACTAAATACTTTTCCTTTGTCTTTTGTAAAGTTTGCATCTTTTAAATTCCAATCATAAGAAAATTTGTGAACAGGAACTGCACCTAACACCGCATTGGCAATATTGGGGCTTTCGTGCTTAATTTGAGCTTCTGTGCTTTCTACTATCATTTGTTTTTAATTTGAACATTTGTACTTTCTAATCCCCAACATCGCCAATCCGAAAACGTTAGCGGCTATTTTACCGACCACTCCGAAAGTTTAGACTTGACAATTATTTTCAGTTCATCAACTTTTGACAATGGGCAGCGAAAAGCAACCGTTTTAGTTTGCTCACTATATTTAGGTTTAGCACCCGACCCTTGCCGAGTGCCTCCCCTACCAATTTTCTTTTTTTGTATATTTTTTTCCATTTTTTGCTACTCTGTAATTTCTAAAGTTTGCATTTGTACTAAAAGAACCGCTTGGATAATGAAAACCCAAATACGTTTGAAGTCTTGACATTTCATCAGAAACTATACCAGTTGATAAGCATATCTGTTGATTGCCTTTAGCTATTTGGCTATCAATAAATTTTTCAAACTTTTCAATTTCTTGCTTTGTAAATGTTGGTTTTGTGTACGTTTCCATTGTCTTATAATTTAATTACCTTACAAATATACAACCTTATTTTGATTGTGCAAACTATTTCAAAGATATTTTTAATTTATTTTCTAAAGTGCTGAAAATCAAAGAAATAAAAACAGCAGCTAACAGCACCTATGCGCCATTAAAACGAGCGCATAGCTGCAATCCGTTATCCACTATATTTTTTTTCAATAGCTGCAATTTCTTTTTGTACTTTTACTACGTGCTTTGCTTTTACCCAGCATTTTACTAGGGTAATTAATTCTTTTTTATCTATTTTTTTACGTGCCATATTTGTTATTTTTGCAAAGATAGTTATAAAATAGTAATAAAAAAATTTTTTTATTTGAAATAATGTATTATCTTTGTATCCTAAACCAAAAAACAAATATTATGGCACATCAAAAAATTACAGAGCAAATTGAATTAATGCACCAAGCGTTACAATATCAAAGGGATATTGACACCATTACTAGACTTATTAAGCCAGTTGACTTTAACACCTATTTAGAAATGAAGGTGGAATTACAAGAAAAGTACTTAACAACTATGCAAGATTTATTCGCTAACCTTTTAATTGTAGCAAATGTCGTATAATAAAGATGCTTACTTTGCCTATGAGCAAAGAAAATTAGAGCCAACGGATGCAATAATATGTGGCGAAATTTATAAAAAGGTATCAACACTTTTTGAAAAATGGAAGTGGATAGATAGCCTTACACCAGAACAACGTGCAGACCTTAAACAAGATTATGAAAACGAAAAAAAACGTTATGAACTCTATTAAAAAACAAAAAGCTAAGGATAGAGCTGCAAGAATACTGTGGCTAATTAGTCTAGTTAAAAAAAGATTATAAACCAAAAAAACAAAAACTATGCAATCATCTCAAACAATTACAAAAATCTCAGCAGCCTTAGTAAAGGCTCAACTCGAAATGGGTAACGCAGTAAAAGACGCTACCAACCCTTTTTTCAAATCAAAGTACGCAGACCTTAATGCTATTAGAGAGGCTTGTTTGCCTATCCTAAATAAGAACGGCATAAGTGCAATACAACCCACCTGCGTAATAGACGGTGTAAACTATGTAGAAACTATATTGCTGCACGAAAGCGGTGAATACATAAGCAGCCTTACACCAATAATTACGGCTAACCATAACGACCCACAGAAACACGGGAGTGGACTTTCTTATGCTAGGCGTTACTCTTTGCAATCTATATGTAACATTGGTGCAGAAGATGACGATGCTAATAAGGCTACGCCAGTTAAAAAGGAATACACACCTGCTCAACTATTGCCGTATCAAAATAAGCTGCAAAGGGCTACTGATTACGCTACTTTAGCAGAGGCTTGGGTAAACATACCTAACGAAATTAAACCGCTTGTAGAGGCTTTAAAAAACCAAATAAAAGATAAACTAAATGATACAAACACACGGGTATAAGGAAGTAGAAACGTACAAGGGCTGCAATATTTGCCTTGTTAACTATCGCAATGTATCGCAATACATTGGGATAGTTATTGACGGGCAGCTATCTTGTATTTCTTTGTCATCAGTTAAAGCAGCAAAAACTATTATTGATACACACGAAAAAAATAAACTTATTCAACTCTAAAACATAGCGGCTCTGTTAACCGTCAAATATTATGGCAGATGAATTATTACCAGAAGGTCTTAGATTTTTTAACAAAAAGGATACGCAACCCGACTTTGTTGTTGGTGCGTTGGTTGTTACAATGAATGACCTGTTTAATTTTTGTAAACAAAACCCCGACCTTATTACCGACTATAAGGGGCAAAAGCAATTAAGGTTACAACTTTTAAGAAGCAGCAAAGGAAATTTGTATGCTAAAGTAGATACTTGGAAGCCAGACGCAGCAGCTTTGCCTTCAGCACCTATTGGCGAACCAACGGATGTAGCAGATATAGAAAGTTTACCATTTTAGTTTTTGTTTTTTTTTGGTTAAGTAGCAGCTAATAACTGCTACTTTTTTTATGCGTAAAAATACCCCTCGTAGAAACGAAGGGTATAAACCAAAACTCAAACCAAAACTACTATGAAAAAAACTAATATGTTGCCCTACTTAACAATTTTTTAAACTACTAACCACAGCTTGTTTTTTTAAATTGTTTTTAAGTTGTAGGGCAAATGTTTTATATATCTATTTTCCTATACCCTTGCTGCCACAATAACTCCGCTAGTTCTTTTGAATGTCCTATTATCTTAATCTCTGCCCAGCGTGGGTTTTGTATGTGCATAATCTCGTGTACAATCGTTTCTAAGCACTCAATACCTTTAAGCCTATTATCTATTATAATTTCCCTATCTTCCTTGTACGCAAGTCCGTGAGCCTGTTGTCTGCCTAGTTTACAATACGTTATTTTGATAGGTGGGTTTTTCATTTTAGCGTATCTGGTCTGTCATCTATTCTAATAGTTGGCATCCCCATTATTTTTATTTTTAGTAACCTCATTTCCTCTTTTAATCTTTTTGCTTTACGGTGGCAATCCTCAAAGTCTTTAAGTAACTTATCTAACTTAGCTTGTGCTTTTTCTTTTTCGTTCATTTTTATAGTTTTTGGTTTTGGTAACCCATTAAAAATATCTTTAAGTGATACCAGTTTATTTATGTTTGTATCCTGTTCCATTATAATATTTTTCCGTTAAATATTCGTTTATTTCTAAACTCAAAATCGTCTTTATTAGCACCCAAATCTACAATAGCAAATCCGTGATTCCAGCGGTTTAATGGCATATAGGCAGGATGCAATTCGCATAAGCAACCTAAGCTCCAAGTAGTAACCATTTTGCCCGTAAGCGTTGGCTCTGTATGTTCACTTGTTTGGTGATTATGCCCCTGAAAACAACTTGTCTTTGCCTTTAAAAACAAACCTCTTGCAGGGTTTACTGGTGCAGATATACCGCCTATATACTCGTGTCCGTGTATTCCTGACAAACCATTTAAGGTCATATATCTTTTATCTGCAATAATATCAATACCCTTTGCCCTTGCCTTGATTATATTCTCAAAATCAAATTCCTCAACCCCTACTAACTCCTTTGCCTTTTCAAATAAAAAGTGCTCGTAGCGTTCCTCGTGATTGCCAATCTTAAAAAATATTTTACATTGAAGCTGCTTATCTAATACATCAAATAAAGCTTTAAACGTATCTAACTCCTCTTTAAATTTTCTTTTACGAGGGTCTTTTGTAAAGCGGCTTAAACCAAAAAAGTCTATTGTATCGCCATTAAGCAATAACGCATCAACTTTTTCTTTTTTAAGAAATTGTATTGCTGCTGTAAGTGATGGGATGTTATGATAAGGTACGTGTATATCGGATAAAATACCTACCTTTTTATAACCTTTAATTTCAAATGGCAAATATTCTGCTTCTTCGGATGTTGGTAAATTGTATGGGTTGTAAGGTCTTGCTTCCTCAACATAAAATTCTGTATTAACTACATTTTTTTTATTTCTATTACCAACCTTGCCCTCAATGTATCTTAGATTATACCTTGCATCCTCAACATCTTTAAACAACAAGTTATTCTCTTTATACATTATCCTTGCTAACTTAAGAGTAGGAAAAGTTGGGTTTTCTTTTCTGTACTGCCTTGCAACTTGTGTTGACTTCATAAATTGGTTTTAGGTTAAACAAAACTAAACTATTATTTTATATATCAACAATATCTTTTTGCTCATACACCCTATTACTTGTTTCAACTAATACGGCTTCCCTTTCCCTACGCCCTACTAAGCCATTATTCCAAAGCCTTTTCATACTTCTAAATTGTGCAGCTATGCCATTATAATCTTTAGCAATTACTAACGGTTGTATAGCTTTCATTTCTTTACGCCTATCGCCTGTTAAATCTGTACCCCTATTGTACACTAAACTAAGCAATGCCCCTGCTGCATCTGGCGTTAAACTACCTGCGGTTGGATATATGCTTAACACTTTGCGTACATACTTCGGTGCAGATGTTTTAATAAAAACACTCATAGCAGCATCAAAAGAAATCTTTACCTCTTTTGCAATAGTTTTTTCAGCAACTGCTTCTCTTGCTTTATTACCTGCCAAACCAATAAACATTTTTAATATAGCTATTTGATAGCTACTTATTAAGCCACGCCAATCTTTTTCAATATCGTTTGTTGTGTGGTGTGCTAAGTCGTAACCAATACCAATAGTTGCACCACTCATTCCTGGCGGTACAATGATGCCTTGATATTTATTTTCGTAAATCTTTTGGCTACTCACTTCCTCAAAAACTATTAAGTCTATTGCCTTTTTTGAAATAACCATTGCCTTCTTTTAAATTGTTACTTTCCTTTGTAAAAGTGTATCCAAAGCCTAAACATTCGTTAATAAAAATGTAAAGTTACTTTTTTTTATACTGTAAATAATTAACACCCAAACTTGCCAATAGTGCAATTAATAAGTAAAGTAAATATTTATTTTTCTTTGCAATCTTAGCTTCTAACTTTTCAATACTATCGTTTGCCTTAGACGTTTCGTAAAAGGAAGTAAGTAACGCATCGTTTAACTGAAATATCTTAGCACTATCCTCAACCTTTTGTACCACCGTTATAGTCTTAATCGGTATGTAATGTGGGATTTTAACAACTTTATTTTGTGTTACTATTTTGTTTATGTAAACCGTATCGCTGCTTATATATTCGTTTGCTGTTCCATTTACTACACTAGGGCAGTCAATATAAATAAGGCTATCTACATAGCTTATAATAGTATCGTTTTTATTAACAATGCAGGGAAACCAATCTCTAGTCTTAGTTGCTACCATTGGCGGATAAGTCAAATAAGCCTTGTTAACTTGATACTCTGCTTTAGGCATAGTGTACTTATTACAACTTGTTAGCAGCCTTAAAAATATAATTATCACTAACAACAATAATATTGCAAATGCTAGTCTTGTTAATTTTACTTGGTGCATATTGTTATTTTATATTGTGCTATTAGTATTGTTGGTAGGGTATAACATTTTACTAACAACATTTAAAAACATCGTTATTAAAGTAATTACAAAACGTAGCCATTGACTTGCAACTGCACCAATATCAACAATAGTAAACATATCATTTAAAGCTCCAAATGTTGCTACTAAAGCCAATACAAGCGTAGGTTTTATAGCAGCATTATCAATTTCATTACTTAAAAATTGCTTCCAAGTTGTTAAGCCAGTTACCATAAACATTGTAACGGCACTAACTATTGTTATGGCTGTTGCATTGCTTATTGGCATCGTTGGTATTACACCTTGAAAGGCTGTAAAAAATACTACCAAAATAGTAAATACGTTTGCCCATTTGTTTTTTGTACTTATACTCATAATTTTATTTTTTAATAATTTCCTGCTATTTTAATTTCTATATCTTTAAGTTTTTCCATAATGCTGTCAATCTTATTGACTAACTTATCTTCTAAGTCTTGTACTCTCTTTTCAACCTTTGTTAAATCAATTCGTAGATAATCAATCTCGGCTTTATTGGTAGCCATTTTTCTTTCGTGCGAAACATATATCAATACCACACTTCCTGCCATTGTTATAAGTCCTATTGCTGCACCTACTATTTCCCCTAAAGCCATCATTATATTTTATTAAATTTGTTATTAATTTAGTTTGCCACTTTGCCCTGCTGCCACTCCAATAGCTTTTATTGTACTTTGTAATTTTTGGTTGCTATCAAAACCCTTAACCAAATAATCATAATAACCCATACAAGCCGTTGTTAGTTGATAATTGCCATTAGGTAGCTTTACATAGTCGTTGCCTTGCGGTATGCCATACAATGCTAATACATCTTTAATGCTACCAACATAAGCACCTGTGCTACTTACTACGTATTGCTTATTACTAACCGTTACATTTTTAAAGTATGATGTTGCAAATTTTAATTCTTGATTTTGCCCGTAAAATTTAATTACAAATCTTAACGAAATTTGCTTTACTTTTTGATTGTAATTTAAACTTTCAAATGTAGCCTTACGTTTCATTACAATACCATCTTCAGTACTATCCGTTAAGTTAAATCTTATAGCATCGTTATAGGTGCTATCCTGTGCAAAAACTGTTACTGAAACTAAAAGGCTAAGTGCTATTAATATTTTTTTCATTTTATATTTTTATTTATTTATAATTTTAATACAATTAACGTATATATATATTTAATATTTTACTATTACTTTCTTTGGTTTTTATTTAACCTTTTTACTAATTTTGCATTTTGCTTTACAAGGTTTTCAACTTTAGTATTCAGTTCTTTTACAGCGTTTACAAGTGTTGCCATTATTGCTCTATCTTGTAAAGATAAGTAACCTTCTTTATTTTCGCCTGTGCCAAGTGGTATATTAGCTTTTACATTTTGTGCCGAAAACCCTGCGTAAGTTCCTTCCGTTTCCATTTTACTTTTTTCATTCCATTTGTATTGGATAGGTTTGATTTGTAGTAATTCTTTTAACCCCGTTTTATAAGATTTTATATTTGTCTTTAAGCGAATATCCGATGAAGATGAAATGTTACCATTTGCATCAAAGGTTGCTGTACCTGCACCGTATCCAATAAATTGTATAATATTGTCCGCATTGCTACCAGATACTCTTATAGCTAAACTATTTGTTACATCACCTAAGTAGCAATCTGCTGGTGTGTTTACATTAAACCCTCCGCTAATCGACACATCACCCACCACATCTAAAGCTACTGAAGGAGTAGTGGTGTTTATGCCGAATTTTACATTATGTGAATTGTTATCAGCATAGGTAACGTATGACTCATCTGTTTTAACATTTAATACATTGCCATCTACGTTTGCGTTAAAATCACCAACATAATTATTTGTACCATCGCTTTTGTAACCACCACTACTAACTGCTGCTTTAAATTCGTAACCCTCGTTATAAATTAAACCAATACTACTTGTCATTAAGTTACTTGCACTTCCAAAAGCTATTTGTGTAGATGTAAGTGTAGGTGAACCAGTTGTATCTGCCATACTTAACTGACCTGTCGCATTTATCCGCAAAGCCTTAGTACCTACCCCCGTTGGTAAGCCACTTAACCTTACACCTCTTTTAGCAAATAACCCTTGTTGAACTGTTAACAAACTATCTGGCGTTGCCGTACCTATGCCTACGTTAGCACTATTTAAAATAGTCATAGCTTCAGTTGCACCATTATTTCCCACTTGGAAAATATGCCTTGCACCCGTTGCCCCTATGCCCGTTGTTGTTTTAAATGTTAGTGGCGAGGTTGTTGTAGTACCGCCAATCAATAAAGGTGTAGTAACGCTTGTACTTGCCGTAGCCGTTGTAAAAGCACCCGTTGTTGCAGTTGTTGCACCTACCGTTCCGTTAATGTTTAACGATGCCGTTCCCGTAATATTAGTACCTACTAAAGCACTTGGAGTTCCTGCATTACCATTAAATAATACCACCGCACCTGCACTACCCGTATTCACTCCTAAAGCTGTTGCAACACCCGTACCAAGTCCAGATATAGAACCGACCGCTGGAGTTATTGTTACATTTGCTGCCGCTGTTAATAAGCCTTTACCATTAACGGTATAAGTTGGTGATTGTGTTGCACTACCAAATGAGCCTACATTAGCATTAACCGTTGCTAAAGTTAAAGCTGTTGAGCCTGTTGCATCGCCTGTATGATTAGCGTTGCTTACTAATCCACTATATTGAGTATTGGTAGCATTATCACCTGTATTAGTTCCGCTTAAATTACTGCCTGTTACCGTTCCACTAGCAGCCACACTTGTTGGAGTTATAGCACCTAAACTTATTGTTAAATTAGGGGTTGTACCACCACTACTTGTGCCACTTACACCGTTAGCCGTTGTAACCCCTATTGCTGTCACTGGACTTGTCCCACTTGACGCAGCCGTAATTAAACCTTTACCGTTAACTGTTATTGTAGAGTTAGTAAAAGTTCCTACATTAGAATTAACCGTTGCTAAAGTTAAAGCGTTTGTATTATTTGCTGTACCATTAAAAGTACTTCCTGCACTTGTTGCATCACCCGTTGTTGTACCTATTGTTCTTGCAGTTTGTAAAGCTGTTGCCGTTCCTGCATTACCCGTTATAGTTGTTTGGTCGCCTGTATTTGTACCACTTAAATTAGCTACTGCACCGTTAGCTAATAATGCATTACCTATTGCACCAGCAGCCGTTGTAAAAGTTCCCGTAAATGTAGGGCTGTTAATATTTGCTTTTAAGTTTATTCTATTACTTAAACTTGCCGTATCAATTTTTCTTAAATAAGGTGTAAGCATTGTAGCCGTATCACTTATGTTTAATTTTGTTGCATCGGTTACAGTAGATGCTGTCCATTTAGTACCATTACCAATATACAACACCGTTCCAATACGTGCAACACCTGTCTTATTAGTTGTTGTATCGCTAGGCAATAATAAAACTAATGTAGCATTTACTCTTTTCATTTCATAGCCATATTGAGGCAATACTTGGTAAACCTGCCCAAAACATTTTATAGAAATCAAAACAATAAGTAAAGAAAATAATTTTTTCATATAATTTATGTTGGTGTATCGCAACCGTCAAAGTCGCTTGTTACTGTAATATTTGTTGTAAATTCTACCCCTGCTAAGTAATCTTCATACTTATCGGATATTGTATTAAAAGGTATTACATCTTCAATAGTATATTCCCTTTTAGTTCCCCTAATTGTTTCTATAACATCGTTTGCTATCTGCAACTGGTCGCTTATAACTTCCTGCTCAAACTCCATTTCCGCACCACTCTTATCTAAAAAGAAAAATTGCACATTAAAAATATGCTGCCTCCCTATATTTAACTGACCGCTATTTAAAGAATAACAGCAAATAGGATAAACGGGTTGCTCATCTCGGTTTAACCACTCCTTTGGAGTTAAGTTTTTTGCCGTCTTTATTATTGGGTTTGCTTCCAACAATGTTTGTATTTCTGCTATCAGTTGGTTGTATGTCATAAAACAATACTTTGTCTATTAATTTTTGTTTATATTTTGCCATATTTATCTATAAGTAAAAGAAAATATTTCATCAACTCCTACAACATCGCCAGTCGGTAAAGTGCAAGTAGTGCCATTAATTTGTAAATATAATGTGTTTGCCGTTGCTGCGTTTGTAACTCCTTTAACCAATCCTGACCTTGTTGCAATTAACACTGTACTTGAAGCTGTCATATCAGGAATAGTAAATGAAGATACCCCTACCGTTGGTGTAATATACACCGTAAACGTACTGCCATTAGTTGCATTGTTACCACTAAAAGAACGGTTTTTAAAATCGCTAATATTTCTACCTAAATAAATAGGCGAAGTGTAACCCCTTAACTCTGGGAAAATAACATCGTAACCTGCACCCGTACTAAAATACTCACTATACATTGTGTAATTCTCACGCAAATAGTTAATCATTCTTTGCTTATAGAACTCTGCTGTTGACTTATAAGAACTTGCTATAAGTTCCAAATCGCCTCTTGACGGTGCGTTACTTTCTTCTGCTGTCTTTTGTAAAACACCCTTGCTAAAAAACTGATAACCTAAAGCCATTGGCAATAGGCTCATAGTGTACCATACAAGGCTATCTGTGATGTAATTATCCAAAAGTATAGTTTCATTAACCGTTAAATTATCTGCCTCTACACCAGCCTGTAAACGCAAATAAAGCGTACTACCTAAAGCCGTTTGTAAATACATATCTTGTGCTAACTTAATATGTGGTTTTAGTTGCTTACTATCAATAGCATCGCTTATGCCCGTTCTACTCTTTAAAGTAGTTTCATTAATGAATAAAACATTTGCACTCATAATTAATTATTTTTTCTTACTACCGTTAAAGCAAACCACCTATGCCTACAAAATGGACGGTGTGTTCCGTCTGGCTGTGTAAACCAACCACCTCGCCTATCCCATACCGAATAGCCTAACCTTTCGCTAATTGTTTCTATATCTGCTCTGCTATATAATCTATTTAACTCCATTAGCTTTGCACAAAATGGTCTGTTTTTATCGTCTTGTGGACCGTCATAACTATACCTTAATAGTATTTCAGTTGTTGTAGGCTTAGGTGCTTCAATGTTAATATTTGTTGCTGTCCTTTCTACAATTATATCTTCGCCTTGTTTTACATTTGATACGGTAAATATACCATTATCTTCCATACTAGTTAAAGCCTTTGCTATTACAGCCTTTTCAACTTTTAATGTACTTGCTAAAACTTCCGTTGTAATTCTTTTATCCTTTTTTATAAGGTTTAAAATATTACTTTCTAATTGGCTTAACTCTTGCACATCGGCAAAGTATTCCGATTGTATTGCATCCTTACGGCTTAATTCCTCAAAGCTATTTTTATCCTCACCGAATTGTGCAAACTGCTCTAATAAGGCAAAGTCAATTTCATCTTCCATAGCAAATTGTGCATCGGAACTATTGTCATCTAAAAATAACCCTACCTCGTCATCGCTTATGCCAAATGAATTTTTAAGCATCATAGCCGCAGCTTGTCTTGTTATTTTGCCAGACTTGTATTTCCTTACTATCCTTTCTAATTGCTGAAATTTACGCCCACTCATTCCTGCTAAATTCTCATTAACTGGTGCTATTGTATTTCCACTAATATCGGTTGTGTTGTCAATAATTGGCAAAGCACCCGTTGAACGTACAGAAGGTAAAGTATAGTATTTTTGGTCCACACCTAACTTATCCAAAAAGTATTCTCTAGGCATTACATCTAACAACAACTCATCTCTTAAATTAAATCCTAAAGGCTCAACTGGTGTTATTTTGTAACCCGTTGCATCACCCATTAATGTCAATAATTTATTAAATACTTCCTCGTGTTGTTGCTGCCTTTCTGCTACGTATGTGTTGTTAAATATTTCGTAACTATCCCTAATCTCACTACTGCCACCCAACTGCCCTTCAGTCTTTATACCGAATAACATTGGCGAAGTAATTTGATGCCCCGCAAAAATCTCTTGTTGTATTAAATTATTGATATTAGTAAAATCTTCCTTAGTAAGCATTGTTTGTGACAATGGTATTACCTCTGCTGCTGTATCTTTGCTCTTATTAAAAAACAATAATACCCTATCGCCCTCGCTACCCGTAAACTTCTTTTTAATATCTTTCTCTACTTGCTCTTTTTGTTCCTCATTAGGCTCACCATTATTTAAGTTGATAGCAGTCGTTGCCACAAACCCGTCCTTTGCATTACCTAAAATATGCCTACTAACTTGCACATCACTTTCTATATAATTAAGGGCTTGGTAGTAATTAGGTGTAGGGTATATCTCATCGCCTGGATTGTATTGTTTTACAAATAATACTTGCGACGGGTTATCCTTATTGTATGTCCCACTAAATGCTGGGTAAGCTCTTGCCTTTTCTCTATTATCTTGCCAATCATTTTTTACATAAAAACAATTTTGCTCTTTGTTAGTACGTACCTTTTTAAAGTCTAAGTGGTAAACATCTTTTATCTTGCCCTCTAAATTGTAAATTATTTGTAAATAATAACCACAAAATATCTCGTCATCCTTTACTGCTTTCTTAAATATATTGTTAAAGGTTTCGCCTTGTGTATTTGCCATTAAATCTTTAGGAAAATTAAAGCCTTTACCGTAAATGTAATTAGACTTTCCTTTGATTATAGCACCGTGCTTAGAACTTTCTTTGTAAAGATTAAGCAAGTAATCGGGGTAATCGTTATTTGCACCATACTGAATATACCCTTGCCCCTTACGTTCCTCAAACTTTGGTTGCTCTGCTTTGGCAAACTTTACAGAAATTAAGTTATATTTTCCTATGTTATCCATTGTATGTTTTAAAGTCGTTAGATTGTTCTGCGTATTCCGTTGGTGTAAATTCTGTTGACGGGTTTAAATACATATATCCCGTTTCAACTATTACACCGTAAGTAGGTGAACTTGGATATGTTCCTGTAAACTCCTTAATACTATATGTATAAAAACCCGTTGTTGATGTACTAAAGTAAGTATTAACTACCACACTAGCTTTATCATATCTATCCGTTGTACTTGTGTTTGTTATTGGTATAATTACAACCTCGTTAGTTTCTCTATTTGTAAAAGTAAATAAAAATTTCGGAACTGATAAGGTTGCATTTTCAGTTCCCGTAAAGTATATTGTTTGCGTAAGTCCTTTTGTTAAATTTATCATATTAAAAAACCCCTGCTTTCACAGGCAGGGGCTGAACTTTTAATTGTTATTGTTATTAACCAGCGGTTTCTAAAGCTGCACCAACATTACTTGCTACTACAAAGAAATCTTCTAATTCAGTACCTTCAAACTTTAATACATAGCCGTTAGCATCACCAGCCGCTGCACCTGTTGCTCCCGTAGAAGCACCTAAGTACATACCATACTGCTTACCATACATTCTGTAAGTACCGTCTTTATCTTTAGTTACTATTACTACTTTGTTTTTTGCTAAAGTTGTAATTACGTTTCTTGTGGTTGCATCTCTTTTGTTGATAGGGAAATCAACCATTTGCTCAAAAAACAATGTACCGTTTTCTGTTGAACCCGTTGGGTTACTTGAAGCTGTTGCACTTGATTTTGTAGGAACTTCAAACTTGTAAAATTTCTTACCTGAAGCTTTTGTAATTCCTGTAACAGTACCAGAAGCATCTAACATAGTAACGTTGCCAAACTCGGCAAAATATACTGCATCAATACCACCAACACCATCTCTACAATCTATTGTGTAACCTGCTGTTATTGCACAAGGCATATTATTTAGTATTAAAAAAGGGCAGCGTTTTGCACCGCCCTTTTTGGTTAAAAATTATTTATTATATAGCTGACTTAAACTTAACACATTCATTTGTGAATGCTACGTTAACACCCATTTTCCACTCTGCTCTAAATCTTACATCGTTGTTATCTTCGCTATACCACATTTTGTAGCTGTTCTCTTCGTTTACTAAATCAACCGCTAAAGCAATATTTGATACGCTTATTGCATAAGCATCACCTATTGAATTTAAACCGTTTACAGGTACAACTTCGATTGAAGTTCCTGGCAAAGTAAATACTCTATCTTCTTTATCTTGTGGGTTGTAAGCATAAAGGTTTAATGCTCTGTAAGCCATTATAAGCAATCTAAACCAATCGTCACCTACGAATATCTTAACATCACCCTTATTTAATACTGCAACAGGAATAGCTTTGTAGATACCTTCTGTTGCTGCTACTACGTTAGTTGCGTTAATAGTTGCAATCGGTGAACCACTTACACCTGTGTAACCAGATACGTTAGCATCAACTGGTGAACCTGCATCAATCAATTTAACTAAACCGTCAAACTTATTAAGGTTTGCAGTAACCGATGCTGTATCACCTTGCCATATTGCAGTTTCTAATTGAGCTGCAATACGAATGTTTTTCTTATCTAAGAATGCTTTTTGGAAATCTGCATTACCAAAATCTTCTGTTGTGCTACCTGCTTTTAAAGCCTCTTGTGTAAAGTAAGCCTCTAAGTCTTTAGGGCAAATTTTTTCTTCAACTTTAATCTTACCAACTGTAACTGTACGTTGTGTGAAAGTAGTTGTACCACTTGCATCAAACGAACAACTTTGAGTTGCAAACACAGCGTCCGTATCCATTAACGGAATAGCTTGTGAACTTTTTACGTTTGGTAGTACGATACCACCTTTGATAATCATCTCTTGCGTTCTTGCACCAAAAACCGCAGAGGTTAATAGGGGCTGTACGCTTTGTCTAGTATACGCCGTTAAACTACCTAATGATAATGCCATCTCTTTTTTGTTTTATTTTTTAATTAAATAATATTGTACTTGCTTTTATTTTTTCTGTATCAACTGCTTTAAAAGTATTAGCTACTTTAGCCGCAGGGTCTGCTTGAGCCGCAGGTGCATCCACCATTAATTGCCCAAACTGTAATAATTTTTCAATCATTTCTTTATGCTTACTTAATTCTGTTTTGTAAGCACCTAATTGATTTTCATTTGCTGCAAATCTTTGCTCGTAAGCACTTAACTTAGCTTCGTAAGATGCAAACTTTTCGTTAGTAGATGTTTCAAATGCTGTAAATTTAGCACCCATATCTTCATAAGAAGGTTTCATTTTTTTAGCTTCTTCAACTACATTTAATGTAGGGTCAACCATTTCAGGCATTTGTATTGCAGAAATAACTCCGTTATCGCCAATAGTTAATTTATGACCGTCTGCAAGTTCAAGTACACCAACTAAAGCTGGGTTACCGTCAATCATTACAATACCACCAACTTCTAACTTATCAATCAATACTGTACCACCACCCATAATTTCATATTCTTTTGGTTCTGTTGGTACATCCATTGGAGCTGCTGCTGCAACTGGTGCTATTAAATCATTAAACACTTGTTTAACTTTTACTAATATTTGTTGTGCGTCCATAATATATTATATATTTTATTTTACTTTGTTTAAAATTGCAGATAATTGTGCTAACATAGCTTCGGCATTACTAGTAGGTTCTACATAATCAAACAACCCCTCAACACTAAAACCCTGAAATTCACCACTTGTAACTTTATTCCATATTGCAGCGTTATCAATTTTGTACATACCAAACCAAGTACCGTCTGGTAAATCGCTATAAGCATCAATAGGCTTTACACCCCACTTCTCATTTGTAATAAAAGCACCAAACATTGTAACGCCTTCAACCTTTTTTTTAGGGTCGTGCATTTCGTTTACATTATTTTGATACCCTTTCTTTGCAAACTTTATAGCAATGCTTTCAATAGTTTGTGCTGAAAACTTAACATAGTGTTCACCAAACTTATCCGACTGCCTATATATAAGTTGGTTAGGTATCATTAACGGTCCAACTAAAACGTGGTCGCTTTCCGATAATACTTTAAACTTTACTAACTCATTAAAGGCTAAAAAATTCCTTTTGATAGCAGGGCTATCTACTAAAGCAACAAAAGATACTTCCGCATCGTCTTGTTGTTTTTCGTTAATCTGTAATTCGTAAATAGGAAAATCCATACATTATAATATATAAAGTAAAAAATAATGTTTATTTTTGTCTATGGCTAAAATTATAAAGCGTTGGCATATTTATTATCTTAATACGGGAACTAAATTAATAGCCATACATTCCCGTTATCATAATTGGGAAGGCTTTTTTATATTCCTTAATTGATACGTGAAGCACGATTAAGCCTTCTTATCCGTTCTTGGTTATTACTTACATCCGTTTCAAGTACGTATGCTCTATTAGCTGCATTACCAACAGCATTAATACTAGATTGACTTAGGTTAGTTACTTGTGCTTGTGGTGCTAATGGTGCAGTAGCCGAAACGCTTGGCATTGATAAACTAGCACTTCCTGTGCTACCTCCACCGCCACCGCCTTTGGGTACTTGTACTTTAAGAATATTCCTAACCGCTGCAAAACCAGCAAGACCTGTAACTATTGCTTGTGCTATTGCATATCCTGGAACTGGCACACCTGAAAACGCTTTAAGTTGCCCTGCAATAGCGGAGTAAGTATTTATTAATGATGCTGCAACTGCCATTGCTTTACCCGCTGCCGTTTCTTTTCCAATTATATCGGACAAAGCCGTTAACCCATCAGCAGTTGCTTTAAGCATTAATTGTCTATGTTCAAATTCTTTTTGTGCAATAGCCTTTTTTGCAACCGCTGCCTCATCATTAATTTTTACTAGGTTATTAGTGTGGTTTTGTTCTAGTAATTCTAACTCCCCTTTCTGTCCAGATTTTTGTTCTTTCTCAATTAAATATGCTGCATTCTCCGCTTCAAGTTTAGCCGCTGCAATATTTTCAATTTTTAAATACGCTGCCTCTGGACTGTCCTCTCCCGATGCTGCATTAACCCGTAGCACCTCTGCAAGTTTAGCATCGTTATTTGCTTTTATATCAACAAGTTCTTTTTCCCTCCCCGCTTTTGTAAGAGCCTCTTTTGCTTTCCTATCCTCCTCATCTTTAATTGCCTTTGCAGTTAATAAATCGCCTTGTAAAACTTGGTACTTTTTATCAATTAATAAAGCCCTTTTTTCGTACTCTTCTTTAGTTATTTCTTTGCTATTTAAAAATGCAAGTTGTGCATCAATCTCTTTTTGGTGCTTATCTTCTAATTCTAATTGCGACTTTGTAAACTCATTTTTTACAGCCAATAATCTATTCTCTTCAATTAAAGCATCTGTATTTTTTAATTGTTGTACCCGTATTTCTTCTGCTTTCTTTGCAGCCTCTAGTTTGTCTTTAGCCGCTTTGTCATCAATTTTTTTTGCTTTAGCTACCGTCTTTTCCTTTATATCGGTTATTTTTATAGCATTATCCTTTTCTAATTGTTCTGCTTGTGTACCTAGTTTTAATCCCTCTTGGTATAATGCCTCCGAATTTTTTTTTGCATTTTCTTTTGCAAGTTCAGTACCTTTCTTTTGACCTTCTGCAATAGTACTTGAAAACCCAGCCACACTACCTAAGTTTAATTTTACTGAAGCCGTAATTTTATCAAATAAACTTACATTATCTTCATTTGCAGCTACAATTCCTTTTGCTGCCTCATCCGCTGACTTTGCAAACAAAGCGTTTGCTTGTGCTTTCAAACCCATTATTTGAATGTAAACACCTGCCTTTTTATTGTAAAGGTCTTCAGCCTGTTCTAAATTTTTTGCTTTGCCTAGCGTATCGCCTAGCGTAGCATTGTAAATATCTAAAGCCTCTTTTTTAGAAAGTACCCCAGCCTTAGCATTATCAAAAGCTGCCCTAACTTGATTGGTTTTTTCAATCGCTGTCTTTGCCCCACTTTCAAAATCTTTTATAGTATCGTTATATGCTTTTTGTGCAACAGTTGCAAACCCTAAAGCCGTTTTAACTTTATCAAAGTTTGCAATTAATATACCCAAGCCAACTACTAAAGCACCTATTCCCGTTGATATAATTGCACCTCTTAAAGTTGAAAATGCTGTTACAACTTTTTGAACGATAGTAGTTCCTAATATTTTAAAGCTATCAACTGCACCTGCAATTCCGCTTAGCCCTTGTTGTATAGCCATTGCAGATTGAACTTTTAAAAGCAATTTTTCAGTTTCTTTACTTTCAACACCTAGCAAACCCATAGCACCAGAGTACGCAGAAAACCCAGCAACAACACCTTGTACTGCACCGCCTAATGCTACAAACTTTTTATCTGGGTTAAATGTTTCTGCCAACGCTTTAGCATCGCCAATACTATCTTTTAACCCTGCTACTTTCATAGCAGCCGATTGTGCTTGACTTGATGCAAGTCCAAACTTATCAGCCATTGCAACAAGTTCGCTTTGTGCTTCCCTTAATTGTTTTTTAAAATTGCCTACCGATTGCCCTGCTGCATCTAAGCCATCAACTTTTATTTCTGCACCTATTACTACTTTTGCCATTTTAATATGTTGTATAAATTACTCTTAAAAATTCCGCCTTTGTTGTTTCGTTTTCATTAGGGGCATAATCTATTAACTTTTGTAATCGATATAGTCCACCGTCAATATAAATAAATTTAGAAAAATCTAAATTGTAAATCTCATTATCATTCAATTTAACCATAGCTTGTAATAACCTACTATCCTTATCCGTAATCTCAGCCATATAAGAACTGTAATAAGTATTGAATAGATTGTTAGAAAGATTGCCGCTAACTAATGTAAAGTATATTTGCTTAGGCACTCCAAAACAAATATCTGCATTAGGTACATCGGGGTCGTCTAAATGTCCTGCGTAACCATAAAAAGTATTTGTATAAAGAGTACTTGCCCCATCCATAATTTTCCAACTTGCAACACCTGTTATTTTTTTCGCCTGCATAATTCTTATAACGTGGTCTATCCTTTCCTCTGCATCGTTATTCTTTTTAAATATTGTAGGCACTATCTTATCCTCACCTGCATAACCAACTAATACTGCATTAGCAAATATTACTTCAAGGCTTTCTTTTTCTTTACTAAATTCAAGTCCATTGTCAAAAAGCCTATCTCCATAACCCTCGTTATAAAGTTTTTTATAAGCATCGTTGTAAAAATCAGTATCGCTTTTATATTTTAATTCATAAAAACGTGCATTGACCTCACTCATAGGTTTTACCCTTATTTGCTTACTTCTATCTATCTTTGAACTATAATCTAAAAATGTAGTTTTATCCGTATCGTAAAAATCAACATAAGGCTTAATGTTAAGGTGCTTATCTATTAGCTTATCCTCTGTTACCAATAAATTAAACATCTTTAATATAGATGTAAAAAAGTCTTTTTGATAAATGTTTTTAGGTATAACATCGTTAACGGTAATAGCATCGCCAATATTTATATTAATGGGTACGGCTGCTAAGGTATTTACTTCCATAGTTCCCGTATTAATTATCATTTCTTCACCAGCTTGGATATACATTTCATACGATAAATACAATATATCGTTTGTTGCAAATGAAATATTTGAAGCTGCAATATTGTAAGTACCTGTTGAATTTGCAACTACCGTTGTAAGCGTTGCTGCACTAGGGCTAAATTTTAATAATTTAAAAGTAACTTCAGTTAAGGGAGTTAGTTCAATATCTATATTAATATCAATATTTAATATTCTTGTATCTGTTGCCGTGTACTTTAATGTATCACCTACTAAAATAAAATCGGTAAGTGAGGATGTAAGTATTGGCACTACACCGCTAACTGATATTGGTCCAGGGTCGCCACTTGTATCAACTATTATAAAATCAAATAATACATTAGCTAATAAAGTCCCTGACTTTGTAAGTTGCTTTGCATTATAAGGAACTATAAGCCTTTTAAAAAAATCAGTATTAAAATAATCACTAGTAAAAGTATAACCTGCATTAGTAATTATCTTATCAATATATTCCCTTACGTGCAACGCTGGTCTAAGGGCTTGGTATTGGTAGTCTTTTTTAGCCGTGCCATAAGTTCCATCACTTACTTTGCCTATGTCAACTAAAGGATAATAAATACCCGTTCCGCTGTTTGCATTATCATAACTTGTATTTATATTTGCTATGGTGTAATTTTGATTGTAAGCAGAAAAATCTAAATCTTCTAACCTTAAATTGCCTACCTTAGATATAAAGCCACCTAACTCACCAAACACACTACACTCATATTCTACTTCTTTGCCATTGTAAACTATTTCTAACAACCTAAATACACCCTTTAAAATAGATAAGCCGTTTACATCTATCCTACACTTTGCAGACTTTGCTGCATTAAAATTGTAACTAACATTAGCATTGGCATCAAAGGTAAAGTTGCTGTTATTAAACTCAAAGATATTACCTAACAATTTATTGTTATTTGCAGTTCCTGGCAATACAATAGTTTTAGTAAACGCTGTTGACTTACTATCTAAATTGTTTAAGTCATCAATGGCATACGTAATACGGTTAGTAAGCCCTTTATCAATATCTAATTCTAAATCTTCTATAAATATCCTTGTCATCGTAGTTGCGTATATCTTGTTGTATTTAATTCAAATTCAATCTCTAAAGGTTTTAGCCTATCTACTACGTGCTTATTGTATTCATAGGTTGTACGCTTTATTGTTACAGGATAAAAATAACCATCGTATTCAAGTAGTATTTGTGGCGATTGCATAAGGTCTGCTATCCATACCCATTCATCATCGTCAAGTGGTGTTGAATTTAATTTATATGTCCACGTTGCACTATTGCTATAATTTATTTTGCCACCGTAATAAACATTATTGCTGCTTATATAATCAACCGAATTACCGTTAAACTTATAATCTCGTTCCGTAAATGATTTGCGGTCAATATCCATTGCAAGTTTACTAACTAAGTCAAATCGTTGGCTATCGTATAAGCCCCACCTATTTAAAAAGTGTATCGGTATATTTGTGTACTTAGGGTTGCAGGTTATATATACCCTCAACTTATCTAAGCTATTAAACCAAACATCGTAATACTTTACACTATCATTAAAGGTTGTTGATAGCGTTGCGGATAAAGCCGTAGTGCCTATATTTAATTGTAAAAAGCCGTTCTCTACTACGGTAGTTGTACCACTTAATATTGAGCCTATTGCGTTATTACTTGCATCAAACTTTTGGCATTGTAGTATAAGATTTGCATTGGTATAAAACCCTGCAAACAAGTTCTCGCCTAAAGCTGCATTAGCATATAAAGGTCTATTTGTTAACCACTTATTTAACTTAGTATTTAAACCATCTACCCTACGTTTAAAAAGATTAGGTGACCAGTTAAAGCCACTAACATTCCCACTAGCCATATTTAATGTTGTAACCCCACTAACTTCCTCGCCTACTCTTAAATTGTAAACAACGGCTATCTGTCCACTAATATTAGGCTCTGCTACGTAAGCACTTGAACTAATAGGCTCAAACCATTCAAAGGTAAATTCATTCCTTATAATAGGACTTGCATCAAAATACGCTTTACCATTTGACGGCTCTGGGAATTGCTTTACTCTTACTAATTGTGTGCCACCTACATAAACATCAAATACGTACTTCATATCCGTACTGCCAGAATTATCGGAAGTGCATACGTGCCATAAAGCATCGTGTGCTGAAGGACTGCCAGACGGTGAAGTGTTTATTGTTATTGCCATTATTTATTTTCTATTTAATTTTTCTAGTGTGAATACAATTTGTTTACCAAAAGCCTCCGACATTTTTAATTCAAAGTCTTTACCAAAGGTTGCATTAAGTGCATCGGTAAAGTAATTTGTTTTCTTAATACCAAG